TGTACTTGTCATTTTCTACAACTACATTCGATTTTAGAAGCATATTCCACGTGAAGTTACTACCGTTAGCACCATCGGTACCATCACGACCTTTTAATGCATTCTGAATTTCTTTATCAGATAATATCTCTGTCTTAGAAACCTTTGACGATATGCTGTCTTTTAGTATTTGAACACTTGTTTGTGTTTGACTTATAACGTCATTTGCTTTTTTGATGTCTTCGTTGTTTTTATCAATATTTTGATTCATATTCTTCACAACACTATTATTCGTTAAGTCTATATCAACGTCTCTCATGTGAAGTGTTGAGCCATCCCAGTAAAAACTATAGTCATTGATAGAATTCCCTATCAAAAATGTCCCATCTTCTAAGTTCCAACGTACTTTGCCACCTTGAAGGATGCCTGCGATTATCTTGTCTGCCGTAAATCCGTCACCAGTCCCGAACGTCGTCCAGTTCCAGCTTCCATCACTTTTCTTTGAGTTTGCAATTCGTATTGCTCCACCTCTTAACTGAATCGCCTTTGTGGGATTTTTGTCGATTGGTTTATCGTAAGTGATAAGTCCTTGCCCGTCTTTTGAGATGTACACATAACCACCTGTGGCGTTTATTCTGTCATTTAACTCTTGAACAATACTTGCATAGTAATCAAAATTTTTTAAATCAGTTATTGCTTGACCTTGCTCGTTGATCGTGTTGCTAATACTTTTTAAATCACTTTTGATTTTTGCTTGTTGAGTTGCATAGTCTTCGATAAAGTTTCCAAGTACGATTTCATCTGCTTTTGTTGAATTCAAATAGCTTTTTCTTTCAACAACTCTTGCACGTATTCTGATGTTGATATCTTTGTCGATTATTGCGACAGTGTCTCCAAGCTCAATTCCCTCATGTTGTCTGTCTTCTAAAAGTTTATTGAGTACAAGCACATCGCACTTGTACGTAACTTTGAATTCTGACAGTTCTTTAAGCTTTTTCTTCGCTTGCTCTAGTAGTTTTTTTCTATCGTCAATATCTCCAAAGATGCATGTTGCAAAGATATGTTCTCTTTTGCCGTTGACGTATTTTCCGAATTGCTCTTTTGCTTTTAGGTTTTCAACGTATTTTTTGCCGTTATTGACCTGCGATAAGTCTATTCTTCTTCCATATCCGCCATTTTCAGTTTCTTCCCCTTTTCCATACGCATACAATGCTGTACAGAATTCTGTACTGTCAATTGTTCTTGATATAGAAGTTATGTCTTTGTCGTATGTGAACCTTTTTCCGTTATCGTGTCCACGTTGTTTTCTCAACTCTATCACTCTTTGAGATATTCTAGAATTTGTTATTTCAACGTACGTTTTTATCTCAAAGTCGAATTTGTTTTGCATATCTTCAAACACAGCACTTTTAACACTTGTACGATAGAAATTGACTGTTCCCTTTCCAAAGTCTCCCGATATCTTAAAATTCCATCTCGTATGTGACATCACAGCTTGTGCCACTGTTGCGAAGTTTGCATTTACAAATCGTCTATCGTCAATGTAGTCTCCACGTGTCTCATAAAAGCTATCTTCACAGTACACAAACACATCTTCGTGAGTGTCGTCTATGCTTTCAACGATGAACTCATGCCAAATACCTAGTTCATCTTGAAATACAACTCTGTCTTTGTTTTTTATGTCTCTATCAAGCGTTGTGAATTCAAGCACATTCAAACCGTTCAACTTTTCATGCCAACATGGATCCTCAAGCGTTTCGATTTCTTTTATTATTTTTCCAGTGTTATCAAGTAGTTTCAGCATTATAACCACCTCTCAGTGTATGTTGCCTTTTGTATCGTGCAGTTTGTGAGTTTTAGTTCGTCATTGTTTTTGATATTAAAAAAATCACTGTCAAGAGTTAAAAATCTCATCAGTGATTCTTTTTCAATTTGCTCATCGCTTGTGTAGATGTATATGAATTTTTTATCTAAATCAATCATTACCTTGTCGATTTTGTTACTTGTAATCATATGAATTTTTGATCCAGCACTTTTGTTTTCAAGTGTAAAATCAGTTGAGGACGGATTCACAACAATTTGAGGATATATCTCACTTGTACACAAATACTGAATTCCTCTCGTGCTTGAGTACGTCAACTCTTTCTCAAGTCCAAACATTACGCCGTAAGGATTGATGAACTCTAACTCCATCAACCCATAATAGCGTGTGTACTCTTCTTTTCCACTTGATTTCAATTTGCAGATGTCGTATCTTGTTTGAGGAAACTCTCCACGAATTTCAAGCTTTATATATCCACGCTTATTCAGTGCTTGCATTATCTCATCACGAATTTTGATTTTTTCTCTTGTGTCACGACTCATAATTCTGAGTCTTACTGATATCAGACTTTCTCTTTTTCGTGTATCAGATAAATAAAGACCGTCTCCCATTGCTTGATATGACTCGAATTCAAGAGTGGGAAGGACAGTCCTTTCAACCTTTTCAACGATAACTTTTCTATTGAGTTGTTTATCGTCTATTAATATTTTCTTTTTTAGTATCATCTATCTTCCCCTTTGCTCCTTTTTCATCAGTCTATGAAGTTCTTGTGCGATTTTCTCAATGTCTGAATCTTTTCTAACTTCCATGTTTTGTATAGTTATTGTGAATCCTGTGTCTGTTACTGCTTGTTTATTCATTCTCGTGTCAATTACTTCTGCAACAATGCCTTTTAAGTCGTCAAGTGCTCCGACAAACTCAGGACGTTTTTCACCAACCCCAATAACTGTTGGACTGCTAAAAATACCACCCTTATCGTACCAATCAATACTGAAGTGCGGTACTGATGGTGGATTCAAGCTAAATCGACCACTCACACGTGGATGTGGGAGCTTCAATCGTGGTGTTGGTAAGTGAATGTTCAATATACTTTTCATTCTATTGATAGCATTTCTTACAACTCCTACAACAGCGTTGATTGGTGTTGCGATTGCGTTTTTAATGCCGTTCCAAATGCTTGATGTTACTGACTTTATCGAATTAAATACACTTGTTATTGTGCCTTTCATTGAATTGACGATGCTTGTAACAACGGATTTAATACCATTCCAAATGCTTGATGTCGTACTCTTCACAGCATTCCAAACACTTGTAATCACTGATTTTATAGAATTGAAAGCACTTGTTGCTACACTCTTAATCGAATTAAATATGCCCGATAACACACCTTTAATTGAGTTCCAAACACTTGATGTTACTGATTTCAAGGTGTTCCAAATTGTAGTAATTACCGATTTGATAGCGTTGAATACTGATGTTGCAACAGACTTAATTCCATTCCATATTGGAGTTAAGAATGCTTTAATTCCATTCCACACGGTCATTGTGATATTTTTGATTGCTTCCCAAACAGTTTTAAATACTTGTTTCAATCCTTCAAATATAGTCTTCGCAAGTGCTACGAATACTTGCCAAGCGATTTTAATCGGTGCCGATGTCAACTGCCAACCTATGTTGAATATTTCTTTTATTGCTTCCCATAAGAATTTGAAAACATTCTTGATTGGCTCCCAAATTGGTTTGACTGTTTGGATAAAACTCTTCCACAATCGACTTATGCTGTCCCAAACACCTTGCCAATATGTGTTCCAAGCTTCCGACACTCCGTCCCAAACTTTAAGTATGAATTCCTTGATTGCTCCGAAGATTTCAATTGTTTTCGCTTTTATAGTGTCCCAATGTTTAACAACTACAACCACCAGTGCAGCGACTGCTGCTCCGATTGCGACTACACCTGCAACGGGAAGTCCCAATGTTCCAGCAAATGCAATTACTGCTCCTTTAATTGCAGTGAATACTGCTCCAAGTTTGGTCATCACACCTGCAAGTCCTATCATTGCTGGTGTTGCTCCTGCTGTTGCCCCACCTGCCATAATTGCCATTGCTCCAGTCACTGTTCCGATTACTGCCGCAACTTTTGATATTACAAGTAAAAGTGGACCGATTGCAGCTGCAAGTCCAGCAAAAACAAGAATGACTTTTTGTGCAGTTGGTGACATACTTGAGAATTTATCTGCAAGTTTTCCAAGTCCCTCGACAACTTTAGTCACAGCAGGTAACAATGCTTGACCTAAACTGATTCCTGCATCCTTGACTTTGTTCTTAAAAATGTCCATCTTCGCACCGAATGACTCGTATCTTTTCGCCGCTTCATTGCCTAATGCACTGTTTTCTTTAAAAGCTTGATTAGACCTTTGAAATGCTTGTCCTAGTAGGTCTCCAGCACCACTCAATCTTTTCAGTGTATCAACTTCACGAAGTCCGTTGATTCCTAAGTCTTTTAGTGTTCCAGTAACATCGCCACCGTTTTCTTGTACTTTTTTTAAGCCTTTGACAAATGCCGTGATAGCCTCAGTCGGTTTTTCTTTCCACTTCTTTGCGAATTCATCAGCACTCATACCTGCGACCATCGCAAAACCATTTAAAGTGTTGATTCCTCCGCCGATTTCTTTTGTAAGCTCTTTTAAGCCTTTCGTTGAATATCCTGTCTTTTTAGACATTTCTTCAAGTGCAGAACCACCTTGTTCGACTGCTCTTGCGACATCATCGTAAGTAACTCCAACACCTTTCATTTCTTCGTTGAATGCAGTATATGCAGCAGTTGAGCCTACGACAGCCGAATTAATCTTTGACATAGTCGTACTCATTGCAGAGCCACCTGCTTCAGCTTCAATACCTACTGAACTCATTGCTGCTGCAAGTCCCATTATTTCAGCTTGTGTAAGTCCGACCTGACTTCCTGCTCCGGCTAATCTCATTCCCATGTTCACGATTTCTTTTTCAGTAGTCGCCATGTTGTTACCTAAATCTACAACAACACTTCCAAGGTTTTTGAATTCACTTTGTGGAAGTTGAGTAATATTTGCAAATCGTGCAAATGCATTAGCCGCTTCATCGGCTGTGAGGTTTGTAGTCTCACCCATGTCAATCATGGTTTTTGTGAAATCAAGAATGTTTTCTTTCTTGATTCCCAGTTGCCCTGCCGCTTCTGCAACTCCAGCGATTTCTTCAGCACTTGCTGGCATTTCTTTTGCCATTTGTCGTATTGAATCTGACATTTGCTTGAATTCTTCATCGCTCATGTCGACTGTTTTTGCAACTCCTACCATTGCTGTATCGAAGTCCGCTGCGAATTTGGTTACAAGTGCACCCATGCCGACGATTGGTGCAGTTACTGCTTTCGTCATTTTTGAGCCGATTTTCCCAGTTGACTCACTGACTTTCATTGCAGAATCACTTATTTTTTTAAGTTCTTGTGCAGATTTGTTTGCTTGTTGTTGAAGTGATTTCAGTTGATTTTCGCACTTCAATACTTCACGTGTTAAAGCATCGTATTGATCCTGTCCGATTTTTCCGTCTGCAAGTGCTTGTTTTGCTTGCTCTTGTGCAGTTTTCAGTAATTCAAGTTTCTTTTTTGTGTTTTCGATTGCATTTGCAAGTGTTCGTTGTTTTTGTTCAGCGACCTCAACATTTTTGGGATTGAATTTTAGAGACTTGTTTACGTCTCTGAGCTGTTTGTTCAAGTCCCTACTTGTTGAATTGACGTCTTTCAATGCGTTTTGTAGCTTTGAAGTATCGCCGCCGATTTCAATTGTTATTCCTTTTAGGTTTCCAGCCATGTATTACTCCTTTGCTACCATCTATCCATGTCTTCCTGAGTCGCTTCTCTGACTGTGTCTTCTTTTTCTTCTTCGTCTTCCGTATAATTTGAGTTGTTGTACTCAATGCAATAGTCGACGATTTGTCCGACAGTTAGGTCATTAAAGTCTGACAAGGTCAATCCACGTTGAATTGCTCCCGTCATTAGCGTCTCAATTGTTGCTTCGTCGCCTTTTTCAGCTTTGGATCTATCTTCTTTTCTATCGAACTTAATTTTTTTTTACTGAAGAATGTCGGAAGTATAAGTTTGAACACTTCAACTGCGATTTCAAAAATTGGGAACTCATCAAATGAATCAATCCAAGTTTCCACATCAGGAATTGTCTCATCAGCAGATTTTGCACATACCCAAATTATTTGAAGTATGTCGACCATTTCTACTGAATATAAGTTTTCAAGTATTGTTGCTAAGAACTCAGCTGTTATTTCTGTTTTGTCTTTTGATTCTTCAATTATTCCTGTTCCATCAAGTCCTCTCAACACTTCAGACATTGCAGGAAGTATGATTGTAAGTATGTCTTTGTCAAAGTAAGATTTGTACTTCAAGGCAAATGTTGCACTTGCCTTGAACTGTACATCTTTACCATCTATTTTGATTGTTTTTATCATAGACTTAACCCTCAGCGTTTGGGACTACTTGATACACTTTTTCAAAGAATGTCTTATATGCTTCTGAGCCTTGCTCAACTCTTGCTTTTACATACCCTGTGTCCATTGCACCTGAACATGAGAAGTTCAATTTATCTGTCTGAGGTGTTTTCTTTCCTTCTTCCATTGTGTTTGCTTCACTGTCAGGTCTTGCAGCAGAGCAAGCGTATAATATGTGTCTTGTTGCTTTTTCGTCGCCTTGAATTTCATAAGCCATTGCGAATCTGTGTGATTTGTCGTTAATACCTTCGATTAATGCCCCGTTTTTGTCTTTTGTCATACCAAGTATTTTGATTTGGAATTCTTCAGTTAACATTGCGAACTCCATATCTCCTTCATATCCATTGTTTGAATATGTGTTGTAATATTCAATGTCATCAGCATAAAATGGATTTGAATCTCCACTTGGTTTAATTGATAGATTTACAGCTCCCGGCATTTTAAACATTTCGCCATACACTGTTTTTTCTGAATCTTCCGATGTGATTGGGAATATGTGAACATTTCTCAATCCAAATTTAACTTTATTTGCCATGTGTTTTCTCCTTTGTGTTTATGTTTTTTGTTAATGTTTTTCAAGTTTTAGAAATTATTGATAGTTTAAATTGTGTAATAAATCAAAAATAGTTTTTCAGAATCAATGTATATATCCTCTGATTTTTCCCATATGATTTTGTTTTGATTTAATACTTTCTCTATTGCTTCTTCTTTTTCTTCGTCTTTTTCTTTAAAGTAATACTCAATTGTATAACCATAATCTGTGTAATACACTTCATCATCTGATTTGAAGTTATTTGCACCACTTCCACGGTAAATCAAAAATGGTGGACTAACTTTTTCAGTGTGGATCATGTATGCACACGGTATTTTTGTACTACTCAAGATTTTGTATAGTTCTTTTGCTTTCATTATTCAGCACTTTCTATAATCTTTTTAACTTCTTGCTCAAATTTTTGAGAAACTTCCTTCTCGACTGGTGCGATATGTGGATAAGCTCTAACTCTTGTTGCATAGCGACCGTATTGGTTTGCAGAAATGTGTCCGAATTCAAGTAGGTGTGTGAGTTGGTAGTGTTTTTTGTTGTGAATGATGTATGCTTCACCTTTTTTTGTGATTCCCCAGCCACTGTTATACTTGATCCATCTTCCGTTGCCTTTACCTTTAAGTTTTTTAGCACCATCGAGTGCCGTCTTTTGTGCAAGTCTATGTGTTTTCTCTTTGATTTCGTCGCTGTAATCGTTCAACATTTTTGAGATTTCGTATTCAATGTCGCCATCTTCTATGTTGATTTGTATAGCCATTACATACCACCAATCTTTTCACCAAGCGTAAGTTCTATGAGTTCATAATCTTTGTATGCTCTTATTACCCACAAGGTTTTTCCTTTGTACTCGACTTCTTGTTCATTGTTGTACTCAAAGTCGTGGATTGTGATTTGGATTGTTGGTTTGTAGTCTGCTGTACTCGCTTGATAGAATTCTGAACGATATATTGAACGAACGTTGCACATCAAGTTTGTCCTTGTTACTTCGATTTTGGGATTTCCGTAGTCATCGAATCCTTTTTGTTCTCTTTTTATAAGCGTTATATCGTCATTAAATGTATTCATTATTTCGCACCATGAACCATCAAGTTACGAAGTCTCCAATGTAACCTTTCAGGCATTCCGACTTCTTCATCTTTTGAGTTATATCTCCATACTGTGTAGTCGACCAAGAACATTAAGTGTTGTGGATTTTCGATATCAAGGTTAAGTCCTTGAATTTCCTCTAACTCCTTCTTCGTTCCTTTCAACACTGCTTCAATATAATCATCTATTGTTTGTGTGCTTATCCCCAGTTGTGTTTTTACTAACTTTAGTGCTATGTCCATCTTCTTTCACCTCTTCAATCCAGTGACATTGCGAACAATATGCTTTTAGATTTTCATAAATTTCTCTGTATCTTTCTTGATTTACGATAAAAGTGTCACCGACGTATCGCATGACACCTTCTTTTTTATCGTAAAATTCTTTTAATACTTTGATTTTCATTATGCTTCAGCAACTTTCCCAGCGTTTGCTTTGTCTTCAGCAAATGTCATAGTTGTAGTTGGTGCTTTTCCTGCAATGTTAAGTGCAACGAATCCTTCAGCGATTGTTGGTTTTCCGTCATATCTTGCAGATGCTTTGAACACTGTGTTTTCTTCAATGAATTGTACTTGATCTGATGAAGCTAAACTCATTCCTGAACGTTCAGCTAATACGTATAAATCACCGTATCCACCGATAATGTCGCCTTCTGCTAAGAACGGAAGGATTACAATATCTCCGTTAAGAATTGGCATTGTGTTGTTGATTGCAGATACTAGTGCTCCGTTTGAGTTGAATGTGATTAATTTTGATTGCAACAATGTGTAAGTTGCTTCGTTCATTGCCCAGAATTTTTTACCAGTTGAATAGTTTGCTTTTGCGTTTGATGCTTCAACAAGTAAGTTTGCAATCAATTCTTCAGCTTTTGTTCCTGCGACTTGTTTGATGTTTGTTGCTGATAAGTCTACCCATTTTCTAGCTTTTACAGAATAATCGTCAGGTTGTGCTTTTTGTGCTAATCTTGTTACGATACCCAAAGGCATTTTCTTTCCTGTTCCGTACAAGATTGCTTTGTCTAGTGCTAAGCCGATTGCTTGTGCTAACATTGTCATGATTTCGTTGTATAAGCCAATGTCAGTCGCATCTTCCAAAGTTGCGTTACAGATTGCGATAAATCCACCAACTTTGTATCCATCGATTTCAATTTCATTGAAGTTGATTTCTAGCTCATTAAGTTTCGCACAAGCTTCAGTCCAAACTGCCTCAGGAATATTACCTGCAATTATTGCTCTTGATGTTCCTCTAACTTTTCTTAAGTTGATTTTTGAGATTAGTTTTGAGTATTGATTGATGTTATCTCTTAACACATCTAACAACACTTCAGGAATTCCTAGCTCTGCTCCCTTGACTGCTCTTGTTTCGCCTTTAAGTTCTCTTGCTCTTGTTAAGAATTCCTTAACATCTTCTCTTTTTACAATATTTTCCACTTGTTCTCTTGTCATTCCACCAAAGTTTTTTGTTCTCACTTGATATACCTCTTCTTTCTCTCTTTTTTCTTCTGTGATCTCTTCTTTTTCGTCTTGTTCTTCTGCTTCTTTTTCTTTTTCGTCTAATTCCGATTGCTCTTTTTCAATTTCTGCAATCTCATCTTCTAGCTTTTTAGAATTTTCAGCGTTTTCTTTCTTTTCTTCTTCGATTTTGTCAATTTCATCGTTTACAACTTGCAATTCTTCATCTGTGTTTGCTTCGTTGATTGCAGTTGCAAGCTCTTCTTCTCTTTTTTCGATATCAGATAAAGCATTTCTCAATTCTTCCATTGCTTTTTGCTTTTCTGATAATTTCTTTGCTAACATTAATTTTCTAAGCATTTTGTAGTCTCTCCTTTAATCTGTCTTTTTTAATTTGTAGTTCTCTTTTTTTATGTTCTTGTACTTGTTTTTCCCTTGCTTCCACACCTGTGTTAGCATATGCAGGGAATGTACACACTGAAACTTCATATAAGTCTAAGTCTTTAATTGTGAAGTGTACTGTATCATCGTCTCTGTATTCGACTTCTTCATCGTTTACAGTAAAACCGAAGCTACATTGACTCACATCTCCTCTTTTAACTCTTTCGTATATGTTCATTGCATCAGTGTCTTTTTCATTGATGTAAATTTCACCATACAAACCTTTATCGTCTGTACGAAGTTTTAATGTGTTGCTTGTTGTTCTTCCTAGTACAAGTGATGTATCGTGATTTATCAGTGCTCTTACATCTGAATTTATTGAGTTATTAAAAGCTCCACGATCTAATTTTTCAAAGACTTTATCATATAAGTTTGTCTCGTCATCGAATACTGCAAAGTATCCTCTGATTACTTTTTGATTGTCGTCGCTTTCGCCTTTAATTTCTGTTGTCATCGAGCGTATTTGTTTAGTTTTCATTCGTTTCACCTCCCTCCAGCTTCTTTTGGTTACCAATTTTTGATTGTGGTATATAGTTTTCAAGAATTGTTAGTTCGTTTAAGTCTTTCAAAGGTGTCAAACCTATCACGTCTCTGACCTCATTTCCAGTTACAATTCCTGATTGGAATAAGTTCAAGTACACTTCTGATAAGTTTTGCAAATTGTAGCTGTAAATACTTCTTGCGTTGAATTTGAAATATAAATCATCAGCAAGTAGTAACTTTGCCGTTAGTTCTTGTTCGATGCATTTTGCAATGCCCATAATCCTTGTTCTTATGAAGTTGTTGTATTCGTTGTTATTGAATTCTCCAATTCCAAGTAAGAACTTCGGAACTCCAAGAATACTTGCGACTGCTGTCTTTGATAGTTCGATTGTGTCTTTTATTGCTATGTCGTTCAGTGTCAAAGGTTTTACTTGTTGCACATCAATCAAGCCCGATGGAATTATCCAAGGTTCGCCCGATTTGCTTGCAGTTACGAATTTGTCGTATACTTCTGCACGACCATCGGCACTTGCCAAGTCATCTGTTAGTGCATCAACTTTTACGATTAAGTTTGGAATTACACGGTTACTCATGAATTCATTTGTAGTATGTCCTGCTTGTTTTAAGTTTTGAGCAATGTCTCGAAGTGTTACAGTGTATCCATCACCAAGCCAAGGATTGTCAAGGTTTGGATTGTATTTGAAGTGTAATAGTTCATCACTTTTGTATTTTTTGTCATTGATTCGGATTTCGTAACCTTGATTGTTACCGACGAAGGTATATCCACTCGTCAATGGATTAATTGAATCAATCAAGTTTTTCTTTGTTTTTACAGAACAGATTGCATTTCCATCAATCAACATTTTCTTCACGATCCAATGGATTAGTGCTTGTCGTGACATGTAGTGATTTGGTGTTATGTCTATTTTTCTTGATAATTCATTGATTATTCTTTTGTCTCCATCTGACGTATTTTTCATCAAGTGTATTGTCATTGTTGATATTATTTCTGCGATACGTTCTATCGCTGTACGAATTTCGGGACAATCAATGAGTCGTGTATACCCTGCACAACACAATCCAGTGTCGTTTACATCAGTCACAAACCAAGCTTGTGATGGTGTCATTGTTCTTTTTATTTCTCTTTTTTCTATCTTTTTTCTGTTAAAAATTCCCATTCTATTCACCTCCTAGCTTTTTAACCATTTACTTGCTATGTTTGAGTTTTCTAAATTATTTAAAAAACGACATGCTGCAAATACGCTTGAGTCGAACAAGTCAATTCTCATGTTCGGCATCACTTTTTCGTATTGAATCATGTCGTCAGTTTTTTCTATTCCGTGTACATTTTCTACACAGTATTCGTATGCATCAGAGTGCATGTAATACAGCTTTCCTGCTATTGCCTTTTGTTCAATTCGTCTGAATCCCTTTGACTTATTGATAAAGAGTTGAGGTTCATCAACTATGTTGAATCGTTCTTTTTTCATCATCAAATAGAACTCTTCAGCAAACTTTCTATCAAAACCTAATTGCTTGATTTTGAATCCTTTTTCTCTCATCATAATGAACCACTTCACAATATCTGCGTGATTTGTGATGTCTCCGTTTGTCATTGTGAGATTTCCGTCATCTAACCAACCAAACAACGGAATGTTGTCCTCTTCGGCTTTTAAATGTGCACGTGTTACAGGGAAGAAGGCATGTGTGATTATTATGTCCACATCTTTATATGTTCCATATAATGCAGCAGCTGTTAAGTCGTGCATTTTTGATAAGTCAGCACCACCAAACCAACTGATTGGAAGTTTTGATAATTCTTCGATAGTCCAGTTATAGTTGCTGTCACTTTTTCTAAAAGTATCAAGATTAAAATAGGACTTCGTGCTCGACGTGTACACATTCATATCTTTTGCCAGAAATTCTTTTCTTGTTTGAGGATCATTTTGTGCTTGCAATGCGTCAGTCATTATGTCCTGAGGTCTTATCGTTACACCATAATTAGGACTTGCCATTTCGTGAATAACAGGATTAGTATAATCAACACTGCCGTCTTCGTTTTGATCTGCCTTGCAAATAAAAACAAAATATTGATCATCTTCCACTTCGTATTTTCCAGTCTCAAGATTTTTATTTATAATTTTTTTACAGTATAAAAATCTGTTATAACAAAAAGAATTCATATCATGACCGCCAGTTGTTATCCCAATCATTAATTTATTAGAATAAGACCTCCCAGCTTTTTTCATCCTGTCATATTTAACTGAATTTTTATATTCGTGTAACTCATCCATTATAAATATATTTCCCAGCAAAGAATCTCTATCAACTAACGCTTCAAAGTAAACCGAACCATCAGATAATTTTCTATCTATAACGTGAGCGTTGTTATTATTAATTATGTGAAAATTATCTCTTTCTCCCATCATATTTATGTTTTCAACTATAAAGTTGAATGATTGTAAAGCTTCTTTCAAAACAGATCCAACCATAAAAACTCTAGCTGACGACCTTCTTTCCAGTAAAGCTAAAGCAAATGCCAAAGCACCTGCAAATCTTGTTTTTCCATTTTTTCGAGGTATCATAATGAATGCTTCTTTGTATTTGCGAAGATTAGTACCTTTGTGATAGAAACCAACCAAATTGTAAATAATAAATTTTTGCCAAGGCTCTAATAAAAAAGGAGTATTCGCAAGAGGTGTTCCATCAAGTTTCTCACCTTCAGAATGCTTAAATACTCCTTCAATAATTTTTATAACAAATTCAGGATCTTTTACCCTCAATTCGTATTTAGAATTGTTTAAATCATCTTTGTATCGCTGACATGTTTGTTTTAGTTCTTTACAGGCTATTTTTTTGCTGGACAATATACTCTCAACATATTCGTCAACAATTTTTTTATTTATAGCTTCGATAATATATCATCCAAAGCTGATTTAGGTTTTTCTTCTATACTTTGATTTAACTTTTTCAGTCCAGCTGGCGTTAAACCAAGTTCTCTTGCATAAGAAATTAAATCAATTCTCAATTTTTCAATGGATTGATAAAGCGGATTTTTTACTATGTTTGTGCTCCCATTTTTATTTGTATGCTTAATAACAATGCTTCCACCACTTCTTTCAAATTTATCTATAGCTGTGTAATAATCAAATAGCATTTTGGCGAATGTGTCTATTGTTATTTCAAAAGCTTTGTTATATGTGTCAACTTGTTTCATCATTTTGATGATTTCTTTTTTATAGCCTGTTTTGTCTTTTATTTTTTCAACCGCCATATCAATCCCTCCTTTCTATTTGTTTAATTTCAATTCTATTTGCTTAATTTCAATATTTTTTCAAGACCTTTTTTTGCCCCTTCTAAATCTCCACTTAAGGCTTGACCTCTTAAAGTTTTGAGTGTATTTCGCGGTATTATTCCTCTATATTTTTTTAAGTCTTTTATGAAGTTATTCATTTATTTACCACCTCGGAATATTTATATTCTTTTCCGTCCACTATTATACTTACATTTTCATCGCTTCCTGTGAATTCAATATATCTGTTTACAATAACATCACAATATTTAGGATCCAATTCCATTAAATAAGCTGTCCTCCCATTTTGTTCACAAGCTATTAATGTTGTTCCACTTCCTCCAAATCCATCAAAAACTATATCTTCTCCCTTTGTGTTATTTTTAATTTGATAATCAAATAAAGATACAGGTTTCATAGTAGGATGCTCTTTGTTTTTAGAAGGTCTGTCAAAATTAAGTATTGTTGTTTGTTTCCTATCAGATGCCCAAAGATGACCTGCTCCGTCTTTCCATCCGTAAAGACAAGGTTCGTGCCTCCATTGATAATCTTGTCTTCCCATTACCATAGAATTTTTACACCATATAAGGCATTGTCGCACTTTCCAACCCACGTCAAAGCAGGCTCCTCTGAAATTATATCCTTCTGAGTCAGCGTGCCATATATAAAAACAAGCTCCTTCTTTCATAATTTCATTTGCTGCATAAAATGAGTTTTTTAAAAATTCTCTAAAATCATCATTTTCCATCTTATCGTTTTGTATTTTCAATTTGTCTTTTGTTTTTCCTTCATAAGAAACATTGTAAGGAGGATCAGTTAAATATAAATCAGCTAAGTTATCGTTCATCAATTTTTTTACATCTTCCACTTTAGTGCTGTCACCACACATGAGACGGTGTCTTCCTAATTTATATGTAAAACCAGTTTTAGTTATTGGATTATCCGGCAATTTTTCGTCGAAATCATCTTCAATTATTTCTTCTTCATCTTCAAAAACACTTAAATCAAATCCAAATTCGCTCATATCGATATCACTTAATTCTGACAACTCTATATCTAAAAGGTCAAGATTCCATGTTGCTATTTCTGACACCTTGTTATCCGCCAACCTAAAAGCTTTTATTTGCGACTCTGTCAAATCATCAGCTATAATGCAAGGCACACTCTGTAATCCTAACTTCTTCGCAGCTTTTAACCTAGTATGACCATTTACTATTTCATTGTTTTTGTCAATTACGATGGGAACCTTAAACCCAAAGTTCTTTATTGAACTCGCGACCGCATCTACCGCCTCGTCATTATTTCTTGGATTATTAATATAAGGTATTAGTTCACCCGTTTTCTTTTCTATTATTTTCATCTAGTCCCCCTTTTTCTAATTTTCCATCAGAGTTGGATATACCTATCCCCCCGCCGTTCCCATGGGACTTTAAAGTGCCGAAGTACAGTGGGGGGGATTATGTTTTAATTTTTGTCTTTAAAATTTGTTCTTCAATTTTTTCTCAACTCGAACTTGCCATGCTTTTCCAAGCTGTGTTATTTCTTGTGTTCCTCTATCGTGCATTAATTCATGGCATCTATTACACAAGCTTATAAGATTGTCGCTCTCAAGTGCCAAGTCAGGATACTCTTGATAAGGATAGATATGATGCACTGTAGTTGCATCAACTCTCTTACCATATCGTCTACACTCTTGACATTCGTAGTTATCTCGTTTGAGTATATTGACTCTCTTAACTCTCCAGCTTTTTCTTTTATAGAATGAATTGTTCATAGTCTCTCCTCTCTTTTTACAAAACAAAAAGCCGATACAATAATGTATCAGCTCTTATGAATGTAAAGAATTTCAGGAGGTGAAAATATAACTCTTGTTAACTATTTCTCCAATATCATAATAACATACAATATGTCAAAAATAGTCCACGTTTTTTCCACACTTATTCTCCGTACAAACTCAATCCAAAATCCTCAAGTGCTTTGTTAGCTATAGAATATATAGCACTCTTCTCATAGTTGAAATGCCTTTTCAAATATTCAATATTGCATCTCTCTCCATATAGCTTCAGCAATAACTCCCTCTTCATATCACTCAGACTCATCAATGCCTTTTCAACACATGCACAACTCTCTTGTATGTATCGTTTGTTCTTCTCAAGCATATCCAAATCACTAATGATATCAAGTAGTGAATCCTCATATCGACTGCTGCCACCGAAGTTGGGAATAGCACTCATGTCTATTCCCTTAACTCCACTCTTACGTGATTGTAGTACTTTAATCTTTTCGTCGATTGCAAATAGTCCTTCTTTTGCCAAGTAGTACTTCCTGATTTCCCTTGCCAACTTATTCCTTGTATAATTGTTCAATGTTATCTCCCCCGACAATATAATAACACTTTGCTATCTTTGTTCCTTAAATTCAACTACACAATTGTTCAACAAATTATAAGTATCACACAGTAACATAATATCAAACAAATCCTCGTTTTCATTAATCCTCAACTCACTCATATTATCCATATCAAACTCAATCCCATGTGTACATCCTTGAGTATATAGCCACACTTCTACAACGTCTTCATTAACACGAACGCTAAGCAAATTATCTCGTCTATATTTAATTGCTTCTTTATCTCCGTAAATTTTCACAGCCTTCTTGGACAATCCCTCGTTCCAAAACTTTAAGTCAATGTTTTCTGCATTTTTAAAGAATTGTTCTTCCTTTATTCTCACTCTGTTGTATGATTTTATAATCATTCTACACTCCTTAAAACTTAATATAATCAGTTATCACAAGTCCAGTTTCATCTTTTATCGTCTCAATCATGTCCTCAAAACCAACATAATCATTCTCAACACAATCAACTAATTCAGCAAACTCCCTCAAGAACTTATCAAGACGTGTCTTTCCAAAACCAAACTTGTCTCTTAACACCATCAACGGTACATAGGTTAATACTCTCAAAGCATCGTCAACTGCTTCTGCTCTTAATTCTTCTCTAAACTCTTCAACACCTTTTTTGATTTCGCTGTATAACTGCTCTTGAGTTAAGTTGTATGTTGGAACTTTTGTTTTGATTCCTGCCTTCCTGCGTTGCTTACGATTCATTACAAGTCCTCTTCCTTGACAAAAATGCCGTCAATTGTTTTTCCTTTACGCTTTGAAATCTTATCATAAGCCATTTCCAAACATTCTACGCAGTCAATTCCTAATTGATTACACAACACAATTAGTGTTACAAAAATATCTCCCATTTCAAGTTTGCTATTAACAGTAAGACTTTTATCTTTCATATACATTAATTCTTCATCTTCGGCAAAACCACACATTTCTCTAAAAAAGACCCAATTATCAAACTCTGTCTTAAATTCGAAAACTTCCTCGATAAACTTCATAAATTGTTTATCGGCGTTCTCACTGTGTAATAATTCTTTGTCCTTTGCCCATTCTAAAACTAATTCTTTTAAATCTTCAAAACTTTTCTTTCCCACTCTTTCAACCTCGTATATAACTCCATTTTCCTTTAAATCATGAATAAAATTAAAAGTATATTCTATACATTCTCTATCTATTTTTGATAAATCAGAATTTTCCAAATCACTTCTATCAAATTCAAATCTACGCTTTCCACCGAAAGACCTGCATTCAATCCTTAACTCATGATTTTCAACATTAAATCCACACCAAAACTTATTGTCAGCACAATAATATATATCTTCCTTACTTCCAAAAGTTTTTGAATGACAAATATGAGTAGGATTCATTATCTTATCTTCCAATAAGTCATATTTTCTTAATAATTTTGTATCGGCTACAAATAGTTCTGGTTTTAAAACTCTATAAATCATTTTATATCCTCCAATTTACAATCTTTTCTCTTCTTCGTTAAAAATATATTCTACAAAACCAACTAACACAACTGACAAAATAATACTGTCATAATCTACACCTGCGATAATCAAAATAAACCAACCTACACACATGGCTAAATTGATTTTTAAGTTATTACTCATCTATACCTCCCATTCTCAATCTGA